TCTTGCCTGGCGACTCTTGATTTACAAAGATCCAGGAGATAAGCAAATTCCACAACACGAAAATATTCTGCGTCCTGAAGGAACCGGAACCAGAGCTGAAGGTCAACTATTAGATAATGTAGATGATCATGGTGCTTTTTCTATGTATGGGTATGTGGGTCCAGCTGGGTTAGCGAAACTCGCAGACGCTGAAGGTAATTTACTTAGGCGATATGAAGATAATGGACAACACAATATGTGGGCTGTTTCTGGTGACGTAGTGATCTCTTGGGCTTTTGCGAACCTATTTATTATCGAAACAAAAGAAAATAACGCCTTGATTCGCAAGGTGGCAATGAACTATCTTAAAAACTTAGGTACGAGGTCTTATGACGAAATCAACCAAGGAGACGTTAGTAATCGGTGTAACAATTTCGGTGTTAATTATTGTCCTGACTCGGATGCCCTAAAGTTAGGTCAGCCTGCTGCAGGACCTCAATTCTACACTAATTCAGCTATCTTTGCGCTAGCCTCAAAAGAAAGCGACTTCTTTAAAGTGGTATTCTGGGTACACTGGATTATTATGGGTGGCTGGTATTGGGCTTTTAGTCCACTTCTTTACACTAAAGACAAGCCGCTTAATTACGTTAAAGATATGACAATGAAAGCACTATTTGTTCATCAGCAGGTTTTTGGCGACAAATGGTGGATTAAGAAGCCTATGGAAACTATCACATATGAACTTAGCACGCACAGAAACGATTTATTTTATGCTATGCGTGGTAAAGATCCAGGCCCTATGCCAGAAGTAATGGATAGTTTTTTTAGTCAGATGGGTGATGCAACTAGCCGCAGATCTGACCGTATGAGTGCTTACATTCCAGATGCCATCTTAGAAGTGCGTGATATGGCAAAACAGAAGGTAAAAAATGGATAAAAAAACTAGAGCTTCTGTCTCAGCTCTTTGAAGTTACTGCTAGAACTATGGACGGTAAACTTATTGGGCAGACTAAAGTTTGCGTAGGCGTTGATTCAGAGCAGGAACTTCTAGATATCTACCAGGCAGCTGGAGACCCATACCTTCCTGTATCTATTATTAGAGATGCAGGACACACAGAGCTTGAACCCAATACACTTATGCTGTAGGTATCGGTCCTGGCCCAAAAGACCTTATTGATCAAGTTACAGGAAAACTGAAGCTACTATGAAGAAGGTTAGTTTTGAATACCCATGGGCATGTTACACTAACAAAGATAAGGATATTTTTGAAA